GGAGTGGCTTTGTCGTGAGTTCGTGTCCGATGCGGGGGAGAATCAGACAAAGGCGTACATGAGGGTCTACAAGGGCTGTACGTATGAATCCGGCAGAGTGTTGGCGTCCAAAGCTTTCGCAGATGTTAACATCCGTCAAAGAATTGACGAGTTGAGGCTTGAGCGCAACAAGCGCCTTGAGATCACCGCCGACAAGGTATTGGCAGGTATTGCCAAGCTTGCCTTTTACGACTCCCGCGACTTCTTTGATGATAACGGCAAGCTGAAACCCCTTAGCGAGTTGGACCCCGACCATGCAGACGTGATTGCAGGGCTTGAAACCTTCCACAAGGTGACAGGGGACGAGTCACACGAGGTAGCGATCACTACGAAGATCAAGCTTGCCGATAGGGGCCAGAACCTTGAGCGGCTGGGGAAATATCTTAAGCTATTTACGGATAAGATGGAACTAGGCGGGGTGGACGGCAAAGACCTTAACCTCACCGTGTCGTTTGTAAAGCCCGATGTCGGTTAACGCGCAATTTCCCGACAAGCTCTCGTTCCTTTTCGACTCTGTACGCTACAAGGTGGCAAGAGGCGGCAGGGGGTCGGGAAAAAGTTGGAGTTTTGCAAGAGCTTTGCTTATCCAGGCAGCATCGCAACCCCTCCTAGTCCTCTGCACCCGCGAGGTGCAGAAGTCGATAAAAGATTCCGTTCACAAGCTACTTAGCGACCAGATACAGGCGCTGGGCCTTGGTAGTTTCTACACTGTCCTCGAAACAGAAATAAGGGGCCGCAACGGCTCAAAGTTCATCTTTGCCGGTCTTTCTCAGCAGACGGTGGAGAGCATCAAGTCTCTAGAGGGCTGCGACCGCGTATGGTGTGAAGAAGCCCAAGCGATCACTAAGCGGTCATGGGATGTGCTGATACCGACTATCCGCAAAGACGGCTCAGAGATATGGATCAGTTACAACCCCGAGTTAGAGACGGACGAAACGCACCAGCGGTTCACGGTGAACCCGCCCGAAGATTGCGTTTCGGTGTTGGTGAATTACCTTGACAATCCATGGTTCCCCGAAGTGCTGGAGAAGGAGCGCAAGCGGTGTCAGGAGAAAGACCCGATAGCCTACCCGAACATATGGGAGGGGAAGTGCAAGCCGGCAGTTGAGGGCGCGATCTACTACAACGAGGTGGCAAAGGCTGAGTTGAACGGCCAAATTTGCAATGTGCCATATGACCCACTTCTAAAGGTGCATGTGGTGTTCGACCTTGGGTGGAACGACAGCATGAGCATTAGCCTTGTGCAAAAGATACGTTCAGAGGTCCGCGTCATTGAGTACATTGAGGACAGCCACAGGACGCTTGACGATTACTCCGCAGACTTGAAGCTGAAGCGGTACAACTGGGGCAAGGTGTGGTTGCCTCATGACGGGTTTAGCCGGGATTTCAAAAGCGGTAAGAGTTCCGAAGAGATCCTTAAAAAGCTAGGGTGGGACGTGGCAAGCCGTGAGCTTATCGTGGAAATGGGGCTGGAAGAGGGCATAAAGGCAACGCGCACCACTTTCGGCCAGGTCTACTTTGACAAGAACAAGACCACACGCCTTATCGAGTGCTTGAAGCGTTACCGTCGCGCTATCAACCAGACAACAAGGGAAGCAGGCGCACCGTTACATGATGAGTTTTCGCATGGTGCTGATAATTTTCGATATATCTGCATAAACGCAGAGAAGATGACCAACGACACCGTAGATCATAAGCCATTGCCCCTTCCCCGGCTCGGCTGCGTATAGGAGATCTCATGGACGTTTCAAAGCTCAACAAGGACGACATCACCACCAAGTGCATCGGCTACTTACGGGACTACAGTGCGGATATGTCCGAACTCCAAACGGCAAGGGAACGGGCGCTTAAATCCTATATGTCGCAGCCATACGGCAACGAGGTAGAAGGACGCTCCCAGGTGGTTATGTCGGACGTGTTCAACACTGTTGAGTCGCTGATGCCGTCGCTGATGCGGATATTCGCAGGGTCTGCCGATGTTGTCCAGGTTGAGGGGCAAGGCGAGGGAGACGACCAGAAGGCGCAGCTCATGGGGGAGTTGCTGAACTACCAGAGCCGCAAATGCTTCAACTCCTTTACCGTGTTCCACGATTGGTTTAAAGACGCGCTCATGTATAAGCTTGGCGTGGTCAAATACTACTGGCAGAAGGAAACCACCTACAAGGCGAAGGAGTACAAAGGGCTGACACCGGAAGAGCACGCCGCGCTGTCTGCATCCGAAGAGTTTGAGGTGGACAAGGCAGAAGGCGATGACGTTACCGGCTACAACGTCAAAGGCAAGGTGAAGACCACCACAAGTAAGCCGATGGTGGAGGTGTTGCCACCCGAAGAGTTCATTTTTGACGTGAGGGCCAAAGACCTCAAAGACTCCTTCTGCGCTCATAAGAAAAAGGTCCACCGCCAGACGCTCAAAAAATACGGTGTCAAAAGCGCGGATGTGGCCGATACCATCACCGAAATGAGCGGCGAAAACTTGGAGAACGAGCGTTTCCGCGACCTTGGTGGCAAGAACTTCCTTGTTGACGAGGACGACGAGAACTTTGTCTACATCTACGAGTGCTATTACAACGAGTACGAGGACGGCGAACCTGTACCAGTCAAGGCTGTTGTGATGGGCAATAAGGTCATTGACCTTGAGGAAAACAAATACGGCAAGCCGCCCTTCCGTGAACTGTCGGCGATTCGCTTGACTCACCGCGTAGTCGGTCGATCCTTTGCCGACTTGGTGGAAGAGATTCAAAAGCTCAAGACGGCCCTTGTACGGTATATTCTCGATAACATCTATTACCAGAACAATGCGCAGCGGGTAGTCAACCCGTACAAGATCAACATTGACGACCTGTTTACACAAAACGTGCCGGGAGGGACGGTCAGGACGCTGGACATAAACACCCCCGTTGGCGATGCAATCATGAACGTGCCGACAGCCCCCCTTCCCCCGCAGGTTTTCGGGTTTCTCGATTACGCGGACGGCTCCATACTGGAGAACCGCACCGGAGTCACGCGGTACAACCAGGGGCTTGACTCCGATAGCCTGAACAAGACCGCCACGGGCATCAGCCAGATCATGTCGGCATCGCAGCAACGCATCGAGTTGATAGCGCGGCTGTTTGCTGAAACCGGCGTTAAGGGGCTATACGAAGACTTGGTACATATGAACCTGGACTTCTTCGATATGGCGACTTCCATCAAGATCAACGAGGAATGGCAGACCATAAACCCCGAAGACATCGACGGGCGGTATGACATCAACATTGACGTGGGCATAGGCACCGGCACCAAGGAAATGATTGTCCAGCAGCTCATGACCATGCTGCAACTGTACCTCAACGGGCTGATTCAGGTGGGCGTGGTCACACCGGAAAATGTGTCCGAGATGGTCAAGGCTATATGGGAAAACATGGGCTTCAAAAATGCTTCTAAGTTCGTGCAGAGCGGCAAGGGGGGTGAAGCCCCCAATGCACCGCCGCAACAGCCGCAGGAAGATCCCATGCAAGCAATGCAAGCGCAAATGCAAATGATTGCTGCCCAGTTAGAAATGCAGAAAAAACAGGCCGAGATAAACAAGATAGAAACCGCTGCCATACTCGATCTTGCAAAAGCCGAAGCCGCAGAAATGGGGCAGCAGTTGGCAGAATACAAAGCAACGTTCGATATGTTGAACGCGGCACAGCAGACAGAGCAACAGCCTATGGCGCAGGAGGGTATGTAATGGGGCTGACAGACATATTTAAGCGCAAGCAACAGTGTATCAAGGAGATAGAGCTATCAGCGGAGGCCAAGGTGATACTTGATTCCCCCCTGGTGCAGGACTTCTTTGCCAAGGCAGAGGCCGCAGCTTATGAGAGGTGGAGAGCTACACCGGACGAGGCGGTAGACGTGAGAGAGCGTCTGTACGCATTAGACGGGATGCTCCGCAACTTTAAGCAGTATTTCATCGGATTCATTGCCAACGGGCAGTTTGCAGAGCGGCAGCTTGAGGAAATTATCAAGGGTGAAGAGTTGCAAAGCAAAAAGCATTGACATAAGGCGCTAATGAGTGTAATTGATGCACTCAACAGATTCCTTTTTTTACACAGTGATGCCGACTAACGGGCAATGGTGATGCCGACCCACGGGCAAGGAGACAGAGATGGAAGACGAGTATGTAGAAGAGTTGGACGCGGAGCAGGAAGAGGCTGAAACACCCGAACAGGAACAGCCGGAGACAGAGGCAGAAGAGGCTGAGGTTGACGCGGAGCAGGAAGAGGCCGAGACAACCAGCAAAAACCCTGTCATTCCCCGCAAGGCGTACCAGGCAGAGAAAGAGAAGCGCCAAGGGCTTGAAAAGCGTTTACAGGAGATGGAGCAACAGCTTGCGGCAACAAAAAACGCCCCCATCTCGCAGAAGCAACCGGAAACCATCGAGGAACTGTTTGACGTTAACCCTGATGCCGCTCTTTCCCACATCGACCAGCAAATAAGGGCGGCAAAGGACGCTTACGACGTTGACGCCGAGCAGCGGTACAAAGACCTCAAGGTGGATCTGGTGGCAAGGGGGCTTAGAAGCCAGCACCAGCGGCAGAGCCAAGAAACGCTCACCTCAAAGATCAACAGCGAGATTTACAAGTCAATCCCCGACTTTGACACCAAGAAAACCGCGCTTGTCGCGCTTGCCGTCGAATACGGGTTGACCGAACAGGAAGCCGCCCAGGTGATGGACCCCACTGTAGTGGGCGACACCGCCGCCCGCATGGCAAAAATGCTAAACAAGGTACACGCGGTTGTCAACGCAGGGAAGACCGCTAAAACCAAAGAGGTGAAGCAGCCGAACCGAACTGAACCGGCTGGGGCAGGTGGTTTCAGCAACAACAACCAACCAACAAAACTACTCAACAGAGCAAAGGAAAGCGGCAATCTTGACGATTGGGCGTCCTTGCTCGGATAAAGGAGCAGACCATGACCGTCGCAGCGGATACCTTTAAAACCTATGAGAGCATCGGCAATAGGGAAGACCTGTCCGATGTAATTACCAACATTTCCCCCGTTGATACCATCTTCTACAGCCAGCTTTCCGAAGATGGCGCAAAGGCTACCACCAAAGAGTGGCAGACTGACAGCCTCGCCGCCGCTGGCGAGAATGCACAGCTTGAGGGTGACACCACGGCCAACGTCGCCGCGACCCCCACCGTACGCCTCAACAACACCATGCAGATCCAGAAGAAGCAGCTCAGCGTTTCCGGCACACAGGAAGCCGTCGCGAAATCCGGTGGTGCCGCTGGCCGTCCTTCCGAGCTTGGCTACCAGACCGCAAAGAAAGCCAAGGAACTGGCAAAGGATATCGAATACGCATTCCTGCGCGGTGTACAGGTTGCCGGCGACGCCGCTACTGCACGCAAGATGAAAGGGGCGCTGAACTGGACCACTACCAACCTTGACAAGGCCGGCGACGCGACCCTCAACGCAGACGGTACCGTAACCGGTGGCACAGCCCGCGACCTGTCGGAAACGCTCATCCAGAACGTCCGCCAAAACATCTTCACCGCTGGCGGCGACCCCAAAGTGGTTCTTTGCGGCCCCTTCCAGAAGCGCGGCTTCTCGGCCTTTGCCGGGACCAGTAACTACCGCCGCCCCATCGAGGAAAAGAAACTGACCAACACCGTGGACGTCTACGTTGACGATTACGGGATGCTGTCCATCAAGCCTCACCGCAACATGCCCACCGATGTGGTTTTTATCCCCGACATGGCCTACTGGAAAAAGGCAACTCTCCGCGCCGTCAAACGTGAGGAGCTGGCCAAAGCCGGTGATGCTACCATCTATCACCTCATCGGTGAGCACACCTGCGTTGCCAAAGCAGAAAACGCCTCGGGCAGGATCACCAACCTTACCACCGCCTAACAAGGGGGGGGCTACGGCCCCTCTCTTTTTAAAGGAGACCGTATGAAAACGATTCTCTCTGTCCTTTTCCTCCTGGCTTTTGCCACTTCCGCATTTGCAGCTGGTTCCGGCGGCACCGCATTTGCCATCTACTCGGCGGCTTCGGGTGCAGTCAAGACTTCGGACGCGTTCAAAGTCAATGGGTACAAGACCAAAACCATGACCGTTTCTGGCGTCACCCTGGGAAGCAACGCATCTTCCATCACCTACAAAAACATGTCGGGTACGGTCGTGGCTCAGTGTGCGCCGACATCCACCGGACCGTGGTCTACTTGCATCGCAGGGGATTACGCACAGACCGCCGCATCGCTGACCGCCAACAATCAGTTTACCTGGTCCGATGCCGTTGCCTATGTGCGGCTCAAATGGACCGCCGCAACTTCTGGCCAAAAGATCAAGGCTTGGTTCAACTGGACCGAAAACTAACGCATTGGGGGCCTAACGGCCCCCTCTGTTCATGAGGTGAACGGTTGAGCGATTTAGTTTTGACAGACGTGCGGAACGTGGACGAAAAGCTGATTATCCAGCACACGCAGGACATATCCGCCGTGCTGGAAGCCAACCACGAGACGCGGAAGTACACAGACGAAATATGGGGCGGGCGGCAGACAATCAAACCCGCTGCCACAATAGACCTTGCCACATACCTGAACCTCCAGCGCTCCGGCATCATGGACGATCCGCAGTTGTTTTTCCAATGGTTGGAGCGCAACCCACAGTACAAAGTGGTAAACAAAACCTTTGCTCGCAATGTCCAATCCTTTGGAGGAAAACACAAATGAGTTTACAAGAACAGATCAACGCCATTTCCAACAAGACCAAGGTCAAGTTTTACAAGCCGCTGGATAACCAAGATGACAGAGTGTC